ATTGATAAAGGAATAGACATGAAACGATTAGACGACCTAGAGATTGCCTACACCATGGACTTACTGGCACGGCTCACAGAATCAATCGAGACGTACCTAGACGATGACAGGTGGGATGGCATAGAGGCCATGCACCACGAAATTAAAGAGGCCAACAAGCTCACCAAAAAGTACTTCAAGCGCATCCGCGCCCAAGCAAAGAAACAAGAAGAGACCGCAACCCTTAACCTGTGGAATACATAACATGACAACAGTTAGACTGAGAGACGACCTAGCAAAAGACGAGCTACTGGTGCCTGCTTGGAAGAGCTGGAAGGGCTGGCACCATGACACCGCAAGTGAATATCAGGGCACGCTGACGTACTTGGACAAGGCTGACCTTGACGGCGCTGTTGGCCTGCCTGACTTCTACCAAAAGCTGAACTGGCATCCATCGCACAACCTGAACCGCATCAAGCTAAAGGACGGCAGGGTATTTTTTATGCTGGGTGTTGACCTAGACTGGGAATAATTATTCACGGGCTCACGCTATGAGCCTGTGACCCAGTATAATGGTTACATCAACACAACAAGGAAACAACATGAGCACAACGTACGACATCATTACCATTGAATACAAGAACCGCAAGCCATCCCGTGCCGTCATCATGCGCACGCTGGCAGAGTACTTAAAGCAGGGTGGCAAGGCTTTTGAGATCCGCTGGGGCGAGAACTGCATCGACGTGTACTTTGACCCTCGGGTAGAGCAATGGTTCGGCTACGGCTGGATTAAAGAGATTGGTGGCGACTCAATCGCCAACGAGCTCAACGAGATCCGCAAGCAGGCTATCGCAGAGACCAATGAGTTTATCAAAAACCATTTTCAATTTATTCGCATCGGAGGCTAATATGGCTGATCTTAAATTTGCAGTACGTGAGCTGGAAAAAACATTTTTTAGGGAAGAGTACCTTAGGGTATTCGATGAAGTAAAAGCCTGCGATAGCTTTGGTCGCAAGGTAGCATACCTGCAAAACATTATACAAAGCGCCTCCTCCAACTGGAGTGGTGGCTACTCTGCTACCAACATGGAAGAGCAGATCCGCCGTGAGATTGCGGTGGACATCCTGCGCACAGTTGCAATGGAAATTATGTACGATGAGAATGAGCGCCAGCAAGTGCTGGTTAACAGTGACGGAAAGGAATTGGAATGAAGAGAGCACACCGCAACGCGTTCAACGCACTCAAGAAAATTGGGTGCCCAGTGTACGAGCGCAGTGACATTGAGAATTTTCAGATCAGCGCCGAGGGTATCTACGGCGACTACGACCGTGACGTATGCTGGGCAAACTACTACGACGGGCGCAACATACCCGACTGGGAGTTCGGCATCAACCCACTGATCACCGAGACCCTGCGCAAGTACGGCTTGCACGCAGAGTGGATCAACGCAGGCGAGCTGGGTGTATACGACTAACAGGAGGATGTATGGACTGGCATAATTATGTTGACACCTACGAGCTAGGTTATTACAATAAAGACTTGAACTTAACAGGAGCATAAAATGAGTGAATACAAAAACCGTGTCGCAATGGAAGACGATGCAATGAGCCGTGGCTTTAGGCACGATGAAGAGGTGCGTGCTGGTCGTGTTGAGTTTATCGTTGAGGCGCCAAGCAGAGGCACACGCTGGAGCGTAGACGAGCAGTCATCTGAAGGACGTCGCCACTACAGTAGCTGGTTTGTCAGTAAAGAAGATGCAGAGCAGTTTGTGATTAAACGTAAAGCAGAATTGGGGGTAGCATGATTACCGCATACTTTAAAGACGACAAGGGGCAGACCCTTGTCATTGACGCACCGACCTTTGCCAATGCGTACCAGCAGGCAGTAGATCAAGACTTTTATGTATTTGACTACGACTTCGAGGAATGGCAGGCAGAGGACGAGGAGTACAACCGCATTGATCAACGACTACGATCCAATGGATCATTTTGGGGGAGCAAGTAATGAGCACAACAACAACATTCCCAGCATGGGAGCAGGAGCTGGAGGCGTGGGAAGAAAAGTACAAGCCCATCAAGAACCAATTCACTCAAAAGCAAGAGGGTGAGTTTGTTGAGGACAAGTTCGAGACGTACGGCGAAGAGCTGGACTTTGTGCGCAGTATCCTCGACACCGACCCACGACGTGTATGGACACTGGTCGACGGCGACGACGGCAACCTGTACATTGTGGACGGTTACCACCTAGTCAACCGAGTAAACTACTTTGTGACCGAGGTGCCGTTCGAGGGCAAGTTCATGGAAGTGCCATACTATATATTTGACGAAGAGGAAGACGAAGATGAACTTACAGAAGATAATTGAAGAGGCAGGCAAGCTGGGGTACCAGTTTACCTTAGCGGACGCACAGGACGTCATTGACACTAAGCCAAACTGGTTTTATGACGTAGAGACCGAGGCTGAGGCCATCCAAGATTACATTGACGCATTCGGAGGATAATATGAAGACATATAAGGCATACGCAACTATCACCTACGAGCTCGAGTATACTTTTGAGCTGGAGGATGACGAGGACGCATGGGATTACGCTAGAGACCTTGACGGCGGTGAGTTCAAGGAGATACCCGACACAGGGGAGTGGAACATCTACGAAGTGGAAGAGGTGACAAAATGACAACATACTACTACGGCAACATCGAGTTCGGCGACTTCAACAAGGGCGACGACTCATATCCACTGGCTATCATTTACCGAGTCGACGTGGTCAAGGAGTTTGACACCCCAGCGCAGGCATGGAATTACTACATCAACGCTAACGGCGAGCACGAGTCTTACGTGTCGCTTGACTCCAAAGATGAACTTGGAGTAGAATACACACTGGCATTTAAACAACACAGATAGGAGCATTAAATGATTACAGACAACATGATTGACGACCTAGGCATCTTGAACCAACAGATCGCCCAGCTCGAGGCACAGGCACGTACCATCAAGCAGGCGCTCATTGCGCGTGGCGTGGGTAAGTACGACGGCATGGACTTCATCGCCGAGGTGCAACACTACGACCGCGCGACGATTGACCCAGCGCTGGTACGCAAGCTGGCGGACGAGGACTTTGTCTCCAGCGTGACGACCATCAAGGCCGTTGATGCAGTGGTGGTTCGCCGTGTCGCAGTATAAGTACGTCCTGATTGACGAGTTTGGGGGTGCCTGCAGGAAGTTTGTATCCAAGCTGGAGGCTACCCCCTACCTAACCGACGGCATGTGCCTCAAGGCACTGCCAAGAGAGCCCAAAGCCAATCCATACCAAGTAGCACTAACCATATTGAAGGAGGCACCATTTTGAAGATAGTCGGAGCGTTTTTAATTTTCTTAGCGCTGTACGGGCTCCAAGAGGCGGTCACGTTTACTAACGTCTTGTGGTTCATTGTCGGTGTATTCTTAGTCGCTATTGAGGAGTGGGTGTCGCTGTTCTCTCACACGGTGCGCTACATTCACAGGGATAAACAATGAGCAGGAACGACTTCCTAACAGACTACCTCCAGTCACTGTACGGCATCCCCGTCCTGACGTCGGAGCAGGAGTACGCACTGGCAGAGCGCATTATGCAGGGTGACACCGAGGCATTGGACAAGTTAGTCACGCACAACCTGCGCTTTGTGGTGTACACGGTGCGTAAGCTCACGTCGTGGAACCACTCACGCACGCCGCAGGAGGACTTGATCGGCATGGGCAACGAGGCGCTACTAAAGGCGGCACGGCAGTGGACGCCAACCAACGGCGCCAAGTTTGCCACCTACGCCAAGCGGTTTATCCTGCGTGGCGTAGAGCGTGGGCAGGACGACACCGAGAACTTAGTACGCATTCCCATCAAGGTGCGTGAGGAGATACGCAAGATGACGTACACCGAGCGCGCGCTAACCCAGACACTGGGGCGACAACCGACACTGCAGGAGTTGTCGACACTACTGGACAAGACACCCAAGCGCATTAACCAGCTTAAGTTTTATATGCTACAAGAACCAACCAGCCTAGACGCACTTAACTTAGACAAACTAGAGGAAGACCACGATGATTAGTTTTACACCCGAGCAGGAACGGGCATACACCCGCTTTATTAAGGCACGCAACAACGTCTCACTGGGGCAGTACCGCAAGTACAACACCAAGCCGTGGCAACCCACCTCGGACGTGGTGTGCTCCGTTGACATCACCGGCCTCAACCACCAGCTCTTCGAGCAAAACGATGACTGGCTGGAGTACAAGGCGGCGAGCTTAGCATGGTGGGCGGTCGAGCCGGAGTTCAGGAAGGAGGAGCGCATGAGCATGATTCGTGGCGACTACGGCGACAGTGACAACTGGCGAGAAAAGCAACCTAACGTAAGGGAAATAGCATGAGAGTAATACCAATGGACGTATACGACAACGACGGCAACCTGACACACATCGAGGTGCAGGACGGGACGGGGGAGTTTGTAATGCAGATGCTGTGGGATCCAAACGACGAGCAGACCAGCGAGAACCGAGTCGCATTTCGCGAGTGGGCATACAAGCACTTAGAACAATCACAAGGATACGAGGTGGACAAATGAGCAAGCACGAACAGTCGGACAAATGGATTAAATGGCTACTAATATTCACGGCGCTGTACTTCTTAGGGCACATGGTGCACGCAGTGGCCGCGCAGCCGGTCATCATTAACCTGCCGGACGGTGGGCAGAGGGTCTGCATCGTCAGTGGGGGCTACGTTACCTGCTACTAGGGGAAGACTGCCAATTTGGCAGTCTCGTGGCAGTCTTTGATTCCATGCTTTTCCAATGGGATCAAGGACTTAGCCGCTCCGTGGCACACTAGGCAGTCTTTATCTCAACTTTTTCTTATTTTATAATTTTTTATTTTTTATTTAAAATAAAATAAAATGAAAAGAAGACTGCCTAGTGTGCCACGACACACTTAACTCATTGATTTTAAAGGAAACAGGCCTCTCGTTCCCTGTCACGAAGACTGCCACAAGACTGTCACGTGACAGCGAATGGTTAGTGGTCACTAACATAATATTTCACATTGTGAAATGTTGCCCATCAGGTTTGCGTATTAGTTACGGTAAGGAAAAAGGAGAACCATGCTACAAAAACCATCGGCACTGGCAGTAGACTTCGGTGCCATACCACTAGACTTAAAGATGATCCCTAGGTTTTGCCTATGGAAGTACACCCTCGTCGGCGACGGGGACACACAGAAATGGAGCAAGCTACCAGTCCAGCCGACCGGTAAGTCGGCCTCATCCACCAACCCAGCAACATGGACTGACTTTTTAACCGCACAGAAGGCGTACGAGAATGGTAATTTTGACGGCATTGGATTCGTTTTTACTGGGGATGATAACCTCATTGGTGTGGACATTGACGACTGTCGTGATACTGAGACGGGCGCTCTCAACGAACTAGCGCAGGACATACTGGACAACGTGCAGGGCTACGCAGAGGTAAGCCCGTCAGGCACAGGCATCAAGGTATTCACCCGTGCCAACCTGCACTCAGCCCACGTAGACCACTCTATCGGGCTGGAGGTGTACGCAAAGTCACGCTACTTCACCATCACGGGGCACCGCATCAAGGGCGACGTGCCAGCAGAAGAGCAAGACCTCACCGCTCACGTGCCGGCACGCACCGTCAACCGCTCGGACGACGACTTTGCAAACTACACGCCGCCAGTCGAGGGCTGGGACTTGTTGCGCGTTGAGGACGAGATACTGTCCCAGCTCTCAGCCGACATGGGCTACGACGACTGGAAGAACGTAGGCATGGCACTGCACCACCAGTTCCAAGGCGACGTAGAGGCCTTAGAGGCATGGGAGCGCTGGAGCTCGGAGTCAAGCAAGTACACAGGCTCGGGCATCAACTCGTGCACCAACAAGTGGAACTCGTTTAGAGGTCAGGGCATCACACTGCGCTCACTGATATTTAAGGTGAACCAAAAAAAGCTACAAGTGGCATTGGCAAGCGGGGAGATCGTACTTGATCCTGCCAATCCACTGGAACACGCCCGCCAGTTCTTAAACTCACTCTACGCCATCGAGGGTGGGTACAAGCTGGTTCACTACGCGCAGGAGTTCTTTGTCTACACCGGCACCAACTACACCTTTATCGAAGAGGCCACCATCCGCTCTCAGGTGTACCGGTTCTTGGACAAGTGCATGAAGCAGGACAAGAAGGGCAACATCCTCCCGCTCAACGCCAATCCGGCCTTAGTGAACGCCTGCCTAGATGCGATTAAGTCTCATACGCATTTAGCCAACAACCCCAACGCCAAGCCACCGGTGTGGCTGGACGGGTACGAGGCCAGCAACCCACCGGCGCACAAGCTGGTGAGCATGCGCAACGGTTTGTTTCAGATGGATCAGAGCATTTTGTTCCCGCACAACTTGGGTTTCTTCACGTACAACTCACTGCCGTTTGAGTATGACCCCTCGGCAACCTGCCCTCAGTGGCTAAAGTTTTTGAACGACGTCTGGCCTGAGGACGAGGAGTCCAAGCAACTGCTACAAGAGTACTTCGGCTACATTCTGTCGGGAGACACGAGCCAGCAGAAGTTTTTAAACATCATCGGACCACGCCGCTCAGGCAAGGGCACCATCAACAAGGTGCTCACCGAGCTGCTCGGGCAGGACAACGTTATATCACCACAGATGGGAGAGCTTTGTGACACATTCGGACTGCAACCATGGCTGGGTAAACAGCTTGCTAGTTTCACTGACGCACGCGTTACGCCGCAGAACTCCGCTGGAGTGGTTTCTCAGCTACTACGTATTGTTGGTGCTGACACGGTCACAGTAAACCGCAAGAACAAGGAGTCGTGGTCGGGCTACCTGCCGACACGTATCATTACCTACTCCAACGAGATGCTACACCTCGCCGAGAACAGTAACGCACTGGTCGGACGTATGCTGGTGCTCAACATGACGCACAGCTTCTTTGGCAAGGAGGACGTGGAGCTGTCGGACAAGCTGATCTCTGAGCTGGCAGGGATCTTCAACTGGGCTATTGCAGGCCAGCACAACCGTAAGGCACGGGCAGGCGGCAGGTTCATCCAGCCTAAGTCAAGCGAGGAGACCATCGAAGAGATGGCCAAGCTGTCTAACCCGCTGGAGAGCTTTATCGAGGACGTGGTGGAGTTTGACGCAGGAGGCTCCGTGGACAAGGACGACTTGTTTATGTGCTACAAGCACTGGGCGATTAAGAAGAACATCCATCCAGGGACTGACATGTCATTCAAGCGCCGCTTCCAAGCGACTACGCAGGACAAGGGAGTCACCAGCTACCGTAAGCGAGACCTCGGAGAGACCACGCACTTGTTCATGGGCGTCAAGCTCAAGAAGAAGGCGCAGGCCTACGTGGACTCAATATCAAACTTTGAAAAGGAAATATTTTAATGACACAACAAGAAGAACTATTTGCGTTTGCGCTCGCCGCAGTCACTGGACTCATCGCACGGGGCGCAACCCCCGCCGAGGTCCGCGATACAGCGTGGCTCTACGCACAGTTTGCGGTGAACGGCAAGCCGGATGACACGATTTAACTTTAGGAAGACAATCCGGCGCAACTCCTTTACCCAAGTCTTCAAGGGCTTTGGTGAGCGCCGGCTTGTCACCGACTACAAGCAGATGAAGATTGCCTGCCGCAACCCACGCGCTCGCCGGACACTAAGTCAGCGCATACGACGTGCAAGCCAAGGCTTTCGCAACAAAATATTTGGGCGCCTCAACGCGCTCAGGATGAGGCTAATGTTTGGCCGCCACAAAAATACACCACAGTTTAGGAGATGAAATGAACGACTACGAACCAGTAGCGATACGCTATGACTTTGACGGCTATGGCTATCAATACATAGACTCAGGTAGTGGTAGTGACTGGCTGACAAGGGTCGATGGTGAGCTACTCTACACCCATCCAACAGACGCGCAAATACGTAAATACATACAAGTACTAGAATCTATTGCAAACGAGCAGGTTGAATTAAGTCACGACAAAATTAAGTGGCAAAATGGAGATCATATTAGATGGGCAAAGGACGCCCTGAAATGAGCTTCACAATATACGAACCAAGCGGCCTGATGTTTATTCAGTGGTTCAATAACATAGACGCACTGATCACCAGCATGCTGGCTAACCCCAACAACCGATACCATAGGAACCCGTAATGACTAAAAAGAAACCACCAAGCGTCATATTTGACGAGGGCTGGGCAGACGACATGGAACTAACCCAAGATGAATACGACGCCCTCATAGACGGCATAAAACAATTAGTAGCCACAGGAGAAATATTTGAAAACGCAACCCCAATCGACGAGTTCCCTCTTGAAGAGCAAGAAGAGATACTCAACCAAATCGACCGCAAAAACACCCGCCACTAAGCGACCGTACTACACCGCGGACACCGGCCACTTTGGCATCCCTATTCGGGTGTGCTTTAGTGACGAGGCATTTCAGCAAGCCGTCAAAGACGCGCGCATTACGACGCGCCACACTGCCTTGGACATCGGCCTTGCTGAGTCGCACTTTATCGAGCAGGAGGGCACGCAGAACGCCATGCTGGCGATCGTGTTTAACTACGAGGAGATGGCAAAGACCGACGCGTTAGAGCGGATGGGCGTAATCTACCACGAGGTCTCACACACGGCGACGCACGTCTTTGAGTACGTCGGAGAGACTACGATTGGTGATGAGTCACGCTCCTACCTAGGCGAGCATATTTTTAAACAGGTGTTTAGCATCTACGCAACAGAGGAAGACAAGCGTGAGCGTACTAGAGAAAGAGATAGAGAAGCATTTAGTCAAGCTGGTAAAGCAGTCAAAGGGGCTAAGCTACAAGTGGATCTCAACAGTCAGCGGGGTGCCGGATCGGATAGTTTTCATAGCGGGAAAAATATTCTTAATAGAATTGAAAACGGAGACTGGCCGGCTAAGCCCTAGGCAAGAGCTGGTGTTTGACGACTTGGGTGAGCAGGGCTTCCCTGTTCACGTACTGCACAGCAAAGAAGACGTGGAGGACTTTATAAATGAAGCGACTAAACTCTGAAACAGGTAAACCCTTTGAACGCGGCGATGTACGAGAAAGCGGACATGTTTTTTGGGAGTACACAAAACATGTTAAACGTAATGGTTTTTTTTCAGAAATTTGGACACTTCCTGAAAGATTACCTAAAAAACGTTCAGCAAAAAATTATGCAATTCCCGCAGGAAGAGCAAATACTCTTTTAGGTGGTGCAAAAGTAAGAGCCAAAAGAAAAAATTTAGAATTTAATTTACCTGCAAATATAATAATAGAAGCTATTGAAAAAGGCTATTGTGAGTTAACAGGTTTAAAATTTGATATGAATAGGGTTGCTGATACACAAGTAAATCCTTATTCCCCATCGATTGATAGAAAAGATAGTACTAAAGGCTACACTAAAGAAAATGTTAGAATTGTTTTAAGCTCTGTAAATTCTGCATTGGGTGAATTTGGTGACAAAATAATGCTGCCAATTTTAAAAGAGATGGTCAAGGCCATAGAAAAAAATGCTAAACAGAAAACAGCTGCACCCGTATCAGAAGGAACTTATATCCAAGGCGCAGTCGGTGCCGAACTTGGGTCTGTTTCTACCCCCTGGACTTGGGAAGACGACAACGACACTGACCATCATAGCGGAGCAGATGCAAGGAAAGACGCTGATCATCGCGCCCAAGCGAGTAGCGGAGACGGTGTGGGACGCCGAGGTACAGAAGTGGTCGCACCTGAACCATTTACGCGTATCGAAGATCATGGGCAGCCCGACGCAGAGATTATCCGCCTTGACTTCGGAGGCAGACATATACCTGATAAACCTTGAGAACGTGGCGTGGCTCTGTGGCCTCTCAGACAAGTTAGTGTTCACTAACTTAGTAATTGACGAGAGCAGCCGGTTCAAGGACGCCAGCACCAAGCGGTTTAAGGCGCTCAAAAAGCATTTAAAGGGCTTCCAGAGGCGCGTAATCCTCACCGGCACACCAACCCCTCAGGGCATAGGCGATCTCTGGTCACAGGTGGGTATACTGGACCTAGGACAGCGTCTGGAGACATCACTGACCCGCTTCAGGGACAAGTACATGCTGCCGGATCAGATGAACCGCCATACACGCGTGGTGTATAGCTGGAAGTTAAAGCTGGGAGCCGACCTGCAGGTGCAGGAAAAGATCTCAGACATCTGCATGTCACTTAAAGCAGAGGATTATCTACAACTACCTACACTAAGTACCATCTACCACTCAATTAACATAGACAAAAACGTAAGGAACCAGTATGACCAACTTAGAAAAGACATGGTCGTTGACATCAAGAAAGAAAAAATCACAGCTCCAACAGCGGCGACACTGGCGAACAAGCTCCTCCAGTTCACATCGGGAGCGGTCTATAACGAAGAAGGAGAGGCTCACGAAGTACACCGCTCTAAACTGGAACGTCTTGAGTCGATCATGGAAGAATCTTCAAGTCCCACGCTTGTCTTCTATCATTTCAAGCATAGCCTCCAACGAATACGTCTTCAGTTCCCAGAGGCGGTGGTGCTGGACGATGACAACATTGCGGCGTGGCGTCGTGGCGAGATTCGTATGCTGCTTGCCCACCCGCAAAGCGGCGGAATCGGGCTCAATCTGCAGTGCAACGTTGGAGACACAGCACAGACGGTCTGGTTCGATCTACCATGGAGCTCAGAGAACTACATCCAAGCAAATGCTAGGATCTACCGCCAAGGGCAAGAAAAGCCGGTTATCATTCATCATCTAACCGTGGCCGGCAGCATCGACGAGCAGGTGGTCAAGGTCTTGGACGGAAAAATAAATTTGCAGCAAGCCCTGCTAGACGCCCTAAATTGCGTATTAGTATAACTATGACAAAAACAAAAATCAAAGCCGCCACGCCGCGCCTGTCTGACGAAGAGGTCGACGAGCTAGAGAAGGGCGACCACGAAGGGGCCTCAGCAGAAATGATTGAGGCGTTCTTCCCTTGGAGTCCGGAAGACATACTGGACATCAAGCGCCTTATTGTGGAAAGAATGCCAACCAAGCAACGGTTTATTTTAGATGCGTTTTTGGAAGGGCTGACGCATTTAGACGTTGACGTCACTGAGAAGTACTGGCGCTATCATTTTACTAAGGGCGTAGACTTTATTAAAAAGGAACTTAAGATATGACAAGCTATATTATAGAGCACAACTACAACGGCAGCTACGTTATGGAAACGATCTGTGGTGTAGAAGACATTGACATGAGCATGTATAAAAATCTATTGGGTGTCTGGATTTGTGACAGCCAAGAAGAGCTGCAGATTATGGAGAAAAAATTAAAGGAGATGAGGAATGCAAGATCCAGTTAACCGCCCTAAGCACTACACAGAGCACCCCTCTGGCGTTGAGTGCATTCAGATCACCGAGCACATGGGATTTAACCTTGGCAACGCGCTTAAGTATATTTGGCGATGCGACCTAAAACAAGACGCAGTAGAAGACCTACGCAAGGCGCGTTGGTACATTGAGCGTGAGATTGCCAAACGAATTAAAGTCGGTGCAGATCCGGAGTGTGGCCGATGATTGAGTTTATATTTGTATCTGTTATGTGCATGGGTAAAAATTGTGACTTTATGGTTAGTCATCATCCAATGTCTCACGAGAAATGCCAAGCCATTATAAAACAATTTTTGCAATTGCCATTTAAACCGGAAGTAACGCTGACCTCAGCACAGTGCATGCGCGTAAACACAGGAGAAAAAATATGATACTAGAACTAGACGACGACTTTACAGACGAAATCACTGTAGCCAACTTGGCGCAAAGCTACGTCTCCATATCCGATAATTTAAAAAACGGAAAGGGCTGGCACGAAGACGACGTCGCTGCTTGGGAAGAACTACTGCCAGCTCTCAAGGCGGTGCTTTCTTGGTACAGCGTAGACGCAGATAAAGAGATTAAAAAAGCAAGGAAGAA